ATTCTGCAAGATGCTTTCTATAACATATCCAATATTGATTCACACATTTCACCATCCGTTGTTGCGGAATAGTCTTTGTTGAATCCCTTCTTCTGCAAATGTTCTGAAACCTTTTCTTCAATCACATCAACATCTTCATCTGAAGGATTGTCAAAAGAATTGATTGATATTCCAATCTTCTGCATGAACTCTATTTGGTTTTCACTGAATTTCATATCAATCACCCTTTCCATACTTCTTCTTTGTTCTTGAACCTGTTTTCCATGTGGTAATCACTTCTTTGGTATCAGGATTCAAAATAACCGTTGCATCAGTTCCAATGTATTTCACACTTTTTCTGCCCTGCTCATCAATAACAACATCACCTTTGAATAAAGGATTGCTGATTGCATCATCAATTTGTGAATCACCAATGCTTCTGCCTGTTGCCCTTTCTGATGCGTGCTTTGTTTTATCGGCAAAGTACTGAACATCTAAGTCTATTGTACTACTTTTGCCATTATTTTCAAGTGCTTTTATCTTTTGTACGCTTGACCGGACACGGCTATTTTCAAAATTCATGGTCATTTGTCCTGTGATGTCCTTGTAATAACCCTTGAATTCCTTATAACTCTTTGCATCCACATTCACAAATTGTGTTGTTCCATCATCATCAATGACAACAGGTGCATCTTCTGACCATTTTGTGTAATCATTACCCAATGCCCATCTTGCACGCTGCAACAATGCGCATCTGCAATTGATAACTTCTGCTGCGGAACCGCTTGGATCGCCTGGGTACATCAGACCGTTTGAAAACTTTTCATCCAGTTCCCGGATTTCACCGTCAACCTGTGCGTGTGAATCCCTTGTGCGCTTGTCCAGGGATGCATCCCACTGTTTCACCACATCCGCACCCTTTTCCTTTGCTTTGCTGCAAGCATTCATGGATGCCTTTGTCTGGATTCTGTGCGCTTCTGTCCGGGCAATTCTCACTGCGTTATTCTTTGGGATTCTTGCCCATGATGCAATGTTCCTGGTAATCTCGGAATACATCTGACCATTTGACAATCCCCGGCTTATTTCCCCGGATATCTTCTTCTGCAAATCCTTGATATCATGCCCCATTGCCGTGTATAGGTTTTCAGACAGTTTTGTTTCCTGCTGAATAGCATCCACAACCTGTTCCTGGTCAATCGGGAATATCAAAGGTATGCCTTGCCCTTGCAAATCATACATAGTTCCAATGAATCCATCTTCATATGATTTTGTCAGGTATTCGGAAACCGTTTCAAACTCATTTGTCTGCAAGGTTTCCAGAATAGACTGAACCTGGGTTTTCAATGCCTTCTGATATTCCACTTGGTAAATCACGTGCTGCATATCGGCATCCTGTCTTGCCATCAATAATTCAATTTTACTATTGATTTCATCCAACGCATCCTGATAATTCCGTTCCAGTTTCTTCAGAACGGCTTTTTCATTATTCAGGTATTGTTGTTGAAGTTCCTTCTGCCGTTTGTTCACCTTCTACCACCACGCTATCCAACACATCCTGTGCATCCTTCACTGCATTTGCTGCTTCGTCCGGATCAGGAAGTTGGTCTTTAATATCATCATAATCAATGTCCAACTGCTCACATATCAACTGCATCAGTGTTTCATTATCCAGTAATGCAGCAATATTCTGAAGTGTTGTGATTTCTGCCTGTCTTGCCTGTGCTTCTGTCAGTGCAATTGTGGCATTCTCCTGGGCATTGCTCATGATTTCATGTTCAAAATTGAAATATACATCTTTCATCTGATAATCAGTGCTATTTGCAGTGTTGATTTCCTGCAATACCACCTTTATCAATTTACGCAAGAACTGTTTCAACTTAATTTCCAGTTTGGAACATCTTAAATCCAACAGGGAATATGCTGCTTTGATTGCGATATTCGTTGTTGCTGATGTATCTTTTAAACCGGAAAGATTCAAACCGAATCCGAATCTGTAAATGTTCTTTTCATCCAGTTCCAGTTTCACTTTTCTTGCTTCATATGGGATATCAACTGTTTTGAAGTCAACCCCACCGCCTTCTTCCACACCAATATGCTTCTTTGTCTTGGTGTTCTGAATCAGTTCTTCCATATTTCCCTGGAACCCTTCAGCAACAACCAGATATTCTGCTGCATCCTGAATGTTATTGGAAAGACCGCAAGCCATCAAATCATAATCATCAATTAATGCCTTGATACTGTTCAGATTGCTAACCTGCTTTTTGTTGTTATCCAACCGGAAGAAAGGAATGAAACCGAATTTGTCAAAATAGGTCTTTGCATCCCCTTCTTTTTTGTACAATGTATGTGGTTTAGGATTGATTTCAACCGATTTGTCAATTTCAATCTTGCCTTCACCATTCTGCACATAGAAATACACTTCTTTATCATCCCATACCTGGATGCGCTTGATTTTCTTCTTGCCTTTTTCGATACGGTCAGTGTACCAATAAATCATGTGTTCAGTATTTGAATCCGTATCTTTTGCCCTTACTTCTACAACACCAATGCTATCCGCACACTGGAATGCAATTCTATCTTCTGCATTCTTATAGGCAAACATATATTCAAATCCCTTTGCCTGACATCCTGTGATTACTTCGGATAATTCTGCAATGAAATCTTCATCATCATTGAAATACTTGTCCAATTCCGTCTGCAATGCCGGATCATCTGATTTGATGAAACCACCTTCACCGGAAAGGATGTATTGTGTTCCTTGGTCAACCAATTCAGTGAAGAATGCGTGTGATATCTTCACATTGCTTCGTGTGGTATCTTCCACCATTTCACCATCAGCATTGTAATAAAAAAGATGATAACCACTAATATCATGGCAACCATCATAATACTTCTGTCCTTTTATTGCAGACAGTTTCTTTTCTGAATTTGCATCTTCATCAATAAATTGTTTAATTTCCGCTATTGTAAGCATTTTGCACCGCCTTTCTACCTTCTTTTTTTACGTTTCAAGTGCCACTTCTTTGTGTATTTCACGCACCATGTGTTATTACCCACATATTCGAGATAACTTCCTGTAATCTCATAATCAAAGAAGCGTTTCTTTATCTTTTCAAACATACTTTTGCCCTTTCTATACAAGCCAACCTTTCTTTTTGATGTATTTTTCTAATGCATAACGCATTGCATCCATCAAGTGATTAAATTCATCAATCGGAACGTTCAGTGTGTTGCCGAATCTGTCCTTATCCCATGTGTAATTGCTTATTTCCGTCAGGAAGTTCACACACCGTGGATGAATGATGATTTCCAAGTCCTGAATCCACTGGATGCCGTTCTTGATGGAATCCTTGCCCTTTTCTGCACCCTTGATTCGCAGTCCATAACCCTTCAATTCATCAATGGATTTTGGTTCTGCGGAATCCCCGGTTATATTCTCTTTGTTGTACCCGGCATCTGTGATTGCTTCATATATCTTCCGGTTTGACATACCCTTCTGATATATTTCATCCCACACATACAGTCTTTTGTTTTCTTCATCCAGGAAACCAACAAAAAAGGCACTTGGATCATTCGTGTAACCGAAATCAAGTCCAAATGCTGATTTGCAATTCTTTATATCTTCAAGTGTGAAGGATTCTTCCTTCCAGTTCTCATATACTAAACCATCAACAATACCCCATCCACCTAAACCTGCAACCGCATATCTTCGTGGATTGTTCTTCTTCATGGTTTCAAATACTTTTAAATCCGCAGCATCCAACCATTCATTGCAAAGATAGTTTGTTGTGATTGCCAGGATATCTTCATCCGGTTCCGCATCAAAGAATCGTTTCTTTATCCAGTGCCGTTCATTCCACGGATTGAATGTCAAGGTTATCTGTTTGAATAGTCCTTCAGGTGTTTCACCACGGATGGATTCATCCAGGATGTTGAAATCATCCTCTTTCATGATTTCATATGCTTCTTCAATCCACATCCAACAAAGGCATCCGACATCAACCGCAATGGATGTTACTTTCAACGGATCATCCAATCCCCTGAAATATATCCTTTGCCCTGTGGGTTTATATACGGCTTCTAATGGGGATAAAGTGAAATCCCATAGATGTTCCACCTTCAACCGCTTAACCGCCCATTTCAGTTCCTTATAACAGGAATCCTTCAATGTTCGGAATATCTTTCTGACAACAAGCAGATTCGCATCCTTGTACTTCATCAGGTTATATATATACCATAATGCCGTTGTTTTGGATTTCTTGGATGCACGGCTTCCTTTTACTACACGTTATCGGTAGCGACCCTTGAAATTCCAAAAGGCTTTGTAGCCTTTGCCTATTATTTCAGGCAATCTAATAAATTCTTTCTTAATCACTACTGCACCACCACCCATCTGAATCCACCTGCTGAATGGGTACTTTTTGAAATTGCCCAACTTATTGCTTGCTTTGTTACACCTACAGCGTTTGCACCTTCTGTGATACTGTCATAAATATTTAGTACATTTCCAGTTTCGCAATCGACTTGTGCAACCTTCTTTCCGCACATTCTTATCTTTGTTGCTTTGATTTTTTCAGTGTGTGTGCCATATCTATTGTTGTATTCAACAGAACACCACTCCAAATTGTCAGCGTGATTATTTGCCTTATTTTCATCCTTATGGTTAATACAGGGCAAACAAAAAGCATTCTCAACGAATGCTTCTGCCACTAATCTATGAATATATGCCGTTTTCTTCTTCCCATTCTCTTTCAGGTCTGTTATGCAATACCCTGTCTTGGTTTTTCGTATTGCTTTGAGTTCCTTTGTATGAATATTTCTTACCCTTCCCATGTTTGAAACTTCATACCTTGTAAACCCATCTACCTTTTTCCATTTTTCGTTCGTAATCATACCAACTTATCCTTTCTCAACTATTCTTCAAGTTCTTCTTCACCGCCAAATACCGGGATGACAACTTCCGCTTCCACCCTGTCTGTATAAATGCCGTATGCCTTGCCTAATAATTCCGCAGCCTTGTTTGCATCCCTTAACTGTGCAGGTATCTTTACAATCTGCGGAACTTCTTCTTTGATGGTCTGCTTCCGCATCTTTCCTTCTGCATCAGGAACATATGTGGATGTTTCCTTGTTTAGTGTGACCACAATGGATTCTGTCTTTTCCCTGCGCATTACTGCTGACAGATACCGCATGACTTCATCCTGATCCGCAATCAGTTCTTTTTCCTTCTCTGCCATGCGATTTTCTATATATTCTTTGATAGACGGTTTTGTCAAGTTTTCTTGTCCAATCTGCCGTGCCGTTTTCTCTGAATAACCTGCCCTGATTGCAGCCTGTGTTGCATTCAAGTCAATCAGGTATTCATCACAGAACCTTTGCTGCTTTGCAGTAAGTTTTTCCATCCTGCAACACCCCTTTCTTTATTCTCACAAAATGCCTGTAACAAATGGGAGGTTTACTGTTACAGGCATGAAAAAAGCACAGTTCCGAATTGAAACCGTGCTTCTTTGTCACTTATGTATCATTTCATCTTATACTATAACAGATTATTTATCCTTTTTGTTCCTCTTTTTCACCAAATCCTCTGTTCCATCCTTATTCTTTCCCTTAACTCCATGCGTTGTATATCTTCGTATGTAGTAGGTTCATAGGGAATGAATGACATACACAACAATAATATGATCAGAAGAATAACGTATAAAATACCGATTGCAGTGATTGTGTATTCTTTTAACTTCTTCATACCGTCAAGTGATGGTTCACTGCATTTCACATTTTCACCGTGTTTTTTTATCATTTCAATCAATACATCCGCATCTATTAATCTGCTCATTCCGCACCGCCTTTCTATGTAAAGTGCAAATATGCCATTGTGATAATAATCAACATTGCACAAGATGCATATAATACCCAATCATTATTCTTTTTCTTCATTTCACGAACACCGACAAATTCCTGCATATTCGTCACAACCACATCATCAGCATCCAGTGCGATCTTGATTTTATCCCCCAAATACTTTTTCCGTTCTTCTTTGTTTCTGGTACTCAAAGGCGCATATGATAATGTATCTTTGTATACATTTGTGATTTCAACCGTTGTAATTACTGTTCTTTCTTTCATTGTTTTATTCTCCTATTCTTCAAAAAACATCAAACTTTCTTCATCTCTTTTGCACGCCACTGAAATAGAATTACCGCAATCACATCTGTATTGATAACCATAAATATCTGTACCGTCCATGTGGCATACAAGTTTCAAACTTGGATTTCCGCATCCGCATGTAACTCCATCTTCAGTTTCAATCAGTTTGTCCATTGTGTCACAAACTGTCATTCTGTCTTTTTGTATCTTCACTCTCTCACTCTCCTATCTGCTAAACTTCAGAACCGTACACAAATTTTGTACGGTTCAACTTACTTCTTCCGGTTCCGTCTTGTACATATCCCCGACATTTTGTGTTATCTTTAAACTCAATACTTCCGACAAGGAAACTGTTTTATTCCGCATATATTGGTCAACGTACCTTCTGAAATCCTTATTTGTTTTATATAATTCTTCGTATTCGTCCATTATCGGCTGCCCCCTATTCTTCCGGGATGCGGAACAGTTCCCTGATCGCCTTGTCACGGTTTTCAAGTAATTGCATCCTTCTTGAAACTTCCCCAAGAAGAACATCTGTTGGAATGGTTTTCAGCACAACAGTTTTATCTTCCAGTACCATTGCCCTTGCAATGCCCTTCATTTCCTGCTGATTGCCCTTTTCCATCCGTTCATTCATTTTTTCCTGCAATTTTTCATCAGTTTTCATGATTTTCACCACCCCTTTCATCCAATGCCTTCTGCACCTGGGATAATGCCCTTTGGTGAAGTCCACCGGACACCCATTTGAATGTATAATTCATTTCCACTGCGATTTCTTCCCACTTCTTATTCAGGAAGTACCGCTTGTACAACAAATCAATGCAATCCCCATCACACACTGAAAATATCAGATTCTTTGCTTCTGCCTTAAAATCAACGAATTTGTCAATTTCACTGTTGATTTTCTCTTTCAATTCAATAATCTTTGAAACCGCATCTGCCATCTTCTGCTGACTGCCGGATGATTGCACCCTTTCACCGCCAAGAACGGATGTTGTCTTTGTTGCCAGTGCTTCCAGTGCTGCCAATTCTTCAAGGTCAGTGTTGATTCTTGCATCCATGTTTTTAATCTGCATCAAATAGTTTTTTGCTTTCATACCCTGATACCCTTCTTCCTTCCTCTGCCCCTTTTTCCTTTCTCATAGCAAGGGCAGGAATCGTTGCGATAACCGCCATTTTCCATTTCAATCTTCAATCTGCTTCTGCCTGTCATTCCTGCATAATCACACGCATTTTACAGTTCTGAATAAGTGTAATTGCTCGGTATTAAATATTTGCATCCGTTGCAAACACTCTTTTTCTTCACGGTGACTATTTTACGTGCTTTCTTTTTAGCCGCCTCTTGTTTTCTGTAGTATATATCCAGACAAACCTTGCGTTTTAATTTATATTGGCATTCTTCCGCACCGCAAGTCTTTTGATTGCCTGTCCTCGGTGTATACTCATTACCGCAATATATACACTTCCTATTTTCAAACTTTCTCATGTTACAACCCTAACTTTTCTTTCACTTCAAAATACGTATCTTTTACATTCTGCCTTCTTCTGCTTGCCCCGGTCACTTCCACCGGGAAGCACCGTTCAAGTATTCTGTCATATATCCTGGAATATCCCACATCCTGCGGTTTCTTGATTTCATCCGCAGTCAGATTGGTTGTGATAATGAATGGAAGTCCTGACCGATACCGGGCATCAATGATGTTGAATACCTGTTCTTGCATGAACTCTGATTTTCTTTCTGCGCCAAGATCATCAATAATCAACAATGTGTATCTGTTCAGACTGTCAATGAACTTCTGCTTCCCTTCAAACATCCCCTGAATTTCATTTGTCAGACGGGCAAAATTGGTCATTAATACCTTGTAGCCGGAATCTATCAACCTATTCGCAATACACGCTGCAAAGTACGTTTTCCCGGTTCCTACCGTTCCATACAAAAGAAGTCCTTTTCCGTCCTTCTTGAATTCCGTGAAGTTGTTCACATAATTCAGCATGGCATCTGATATTTTCGGGTTTTTCCTATCATCATTTTCAAAAGTCCAATTGTACATATTGGATTCCGCAAAACACACTGATTTTGTCCGTTCCAGTTCTTCACGCTTCATGCGGTTGTCAAAGGCATCCATTTCTGCCTTCTTGCAATCACAAATGCATCTGACAACCTTTTCTGCACCCAGGAACACAACCCTGGTCTGTGTGTTCCTGTTGCAAATCTTGCAGTGAAGCAATCCATCATCACCCATGTATTCATTTTCAGACTGCGGAACATTTGAACTAATATTGTCAATTATTGCTTCCATGCCTTACACCCTTTCATCAGAAATATCCGTCCAGATCATCTTGATTACTTCCTGCCGGAATGCCTGTATTAATAGGCTTGTTATTTGTTACCTTCGCATTCAGATATGATTCAAACTTGGTGCCAAACAATGTTTCCGGTCTTAAATATTGCGCCATCTTTGCATCATCAAGCCAATCTGCACACTTTTTATCAATGACCGTCTTAAAATCATCAACAGTAAATCCTTCCGCAAGTCTTGCATGAATACAAGTCTGCGTTTTCTTGGATGATGCCCTGTAATTGGTTCCTGCTTTTTCGTTCAGGTAATCGACAATAGATATATATTTATCTTTATCTATATCTCTTTCTTTATCTTCTTCTGAAATAACGACATCAGACGATTGTGTCGATTGACTGTCAGACGATTTTTCAGACGATTGTGCAATCAATGCCCTTTGAACCGCCCTTCTTTCCTTCTGATACAGACGGTCACGTTCTTTTTTCTTCTCATATGCATCCAATGTCTGATGTTTGTTCCAATTTGGGATGCAAATAACATTGTTTACAATCTCAATCATCCCGTATTCTTCAAATGCCTTCAGTGCTAACCGGACAACATTCACATCCCTTCTGAAGATGGATGCAAGCATTTCATCCGTGTATGCAATCCTATTTGACATCAAGAACACACCATCATTATTTTGCTTCCCTGCGAATGCAAGAAGTTTGAACCATATCACAATGATGCTATCCGCAGAAGGCAATGATTCAATCATTAGTATTTTTTCATCATCAAAAACATCCGTTGTGATTTTTATCCATTTAACATCTGCCATCATGCCATTCCCCTTGCGTATTCTTTGAACACTTCTTCGTTCAATTTTCTTTGCGCTTCAACATCCGCATCACCTGCTAATTCCGGATATGCTGCACGCAATTTCTGCCCTGTTCTTCTGATTGTTTCAAATACGGGCAATCCAAGTTCTTTTCTGTGTCTGATTACAGTTTCAAATGACATCCCCAAACACATTGGATTGACTTTCTTGCATACTGCAATAATTAAATAATCATCACTATTTCTTGCAGCAATATCATTTTTCAAAACTTCTTCAACAATCTTCTGTGTTGTTGCTAATTCCTTTGATTTACTCATTATTCACACCTGCTTCCCCGATTAACTCATTGAATTTTTCCAATGCCCTAATCGAAATTTTGTTGTTCTGCTTTTCCGGTTTCAAACTCACGATCAGATGCTTGTCAATAATATTTGACAGTTCCCTTGCAAGGTTTTTTCTGCCCTGTGCAAGTCCATCCCTATATCCTTTTTGCGGTCTGAACTCGTCTATTTTCTTCTTCCCGGCTCCCTGGCTTCCGCTTGTCTTATTCCTTAGTTGATAGCCGGATTGAGCATATTGCAATATATACTTCTGTTCCATTTCGTCCAACATATCTTCTGGATAATTTAAAAATCCCACTTTCCAACCGTGCGGATTGTTAGCGGAATACAAACCGTGGGTTTTTAGTGATAAATCTATGTGTTGATAACCTACAAGGTGTTGCGCTAATCTGGTTAAAATATGCTTTGCCTGTCCTATGTACGCATATTTGATTCCTTCTTCATCCGTCCTTATTAAGAAGTAAATTCCGCTTTTTTCATCAAGTCCCGGATTGATGCGCAATAACCGTTTTTTATTACTTGCTTCAATGGCTTTTGCCTTTTTGAAATTTCTGTTGCTTGCCATGCTTTCACCCCTTAATTTCCACTTACCGGAAGGACTAATTTCAGATTGTTTCTGTCTCTTTTTTTGCCGTACCGAATCACAATCGGCAAGTGCTTCTCACGAATTTCAATCTTCACATAATCCCTGATATTTCCTTCGGTTTTTACACTGTTCAATGCTTCTTTTAATAGTGATGCATCTACCAAAATACTTGCTTTTGCTTCTTGGTTTTCCACATCACTAATAATTTTTTTATAATCGAAATACTCGCCCTGCGGTTGCTTATATCCAACAATGCTTTCCGAAACCGTGACAAAGCATCTTTCATCCTTCATATTCAGTTCCAATTCAACAAAACTATCATTCTTTGTGATCTTTGGGATGTTCGGTCTTATAAAACACTTGAATGATTCATCCGCTTCTATTATTTGTGCGGTTTCCATTGAAACCCTATGCCCATCCAATGCAATTACTTTAATTTCTTTGTTACTTGAATCCACTTCCACCAGGATATAAGTAAGCATTTTATTGATATATATACTGTCTTTTCTTACAAATGCTTTCGCATTGTTTACTAAATTCTTAAAAACTGTTGCATCTATTATTGCCTTCAATTTTTCTCCTTTCTGGCGGTTACTACGGGGAAGCAACCGCCAACAGTTTCACATGACTTTCTGATATTGTGATATATTCATAAAGCGTGAACGGGTTTCTTTTGAATCACTAACCGAGCAGATAAGTGATTCCGGTGTTTCAACCGATTTATCACAAGTAAGATCGCCCGAATTCTCGGATAAAATCTTCCCTTGTTCCATAATGTTCTTCATAATAGGTCTGTGCCTTCGTTTTTAGTGCCAAATCCAACGGTTTGTTGAAATGCACACCTTCATTGCTCATGTTGTGATGATGGGCACACAACCAAACTTTCAAGCCATACTTTTCTGACTTCTTCCTGTTGGAAGTGCCGTATATAATATGGTGATCGTGCAGATTTAAGGTTGTACCGCACGCATAGCATTGTTTTTCAGATTGCATTACTGATTCCATTTTGTTTCTCCCACTGTTCCAGTGCCCTTCGCATATCTTCTGATGCAGGTGTTTCCAATCCCATTTCACGCATTTCTGAAATAACACCATCCAACAACACTGAAAATTCTTGTGTATTAAATGTACTGCTTCCGAAATAGCAAAGCATTTGAACCGCTTCTTGTCCGTTTATGTCTACATTGCCTATCACTTCGCATTCTCTCCACTGCGCTTTCACTGCATCTACAACATTCGGTTTCACGCATATGTATGTGAATTTGCCGTACCGTTTCAGCATTTGCAAATACACTTCCCATTTGTCACTGCGTAACGCATCCGCAATCTTTCCAAGGCACAACCATAGAAGCGCATTTGCATCCAGGCTTCTTCTTTCCCGGTGTTTTACTGCCTTGATACTCAATTTTTCAATTCCTTGTAATGCAACCAGGGATTCAATTGCGGATTGTTCATTGACAGTGAAAATAACTTGTCTTTCTTTTGTTTTCCAGTCAATTGTTAAAGAATCAAATCTACCTGTGAATTCTGCCATCAGGATTCCTTCTTTCTGTTATCCATCAAAAAGACACGCTTGTTTTGTGTTACGTTTTTGATAGACAATGCCACAATGTTGCGGTTATCATCATAAAGAATCTGTTCAACAATAAACTTGTCATAACACTGTAATTTGCCGTTTCCACCCTGCTTGATATCAGCTTTATCCGCAGATATCCAGATAAAAGGTGCTGAATATAATTCCCTGCCAATTCCCCAATTAAAGCACGCACGCTTGAAGGAATCTGATGCAAGCCCTTTTTCCTTTTCAGTGAATGACTCTGTTCCAGTATCTTCTTTTTCAATCCACTGCTTTTTGCTTTCATCCCAAATGGACACAATACAATTCGCATTATCCCGGCAATGCTTTCT